CTCGTGCACAGCAGTGTGCGAGTGCATAGGTCTTGCAACCCTTAGCCCTTTAGGTGACATATGCCAGAAGTATACAGCCGTACCACTAATAACTCTCTATACAATCGTATGAGGGTTATAGCTACTGACGTTTCCACTACTCCTAACGGAGTAATTAACTGGGATAAAATCCAGTCGGCAGCGAAAGTAGATTCCATTGTCGGGGAGAAAAACCCGCTCTGGAAATCACAGGTAAGAGATGTGGTTTCTGCCACGACTCCTCTTGTGGGTACGAAATGGCGCTTCTGGTGGACCTCTTATCCTAGTGCGAAGGCCATGTTATACAACAAAACGAATCCTCAAAAGGATAAGTTGCATTGGATAACCTCTGTTCTTGGCATTATAGATGAGAGTGGCGGTCCGACGACGTTTTTACCATCTGTGGTAGCGCCGCCGGCCGATGTCGTCACTTCTGCTAATAACCGGGCCATCGCTAAGTTGACTGATCAGCTCAATGCGCTTCAATCACTTGCAAAAGTGGGGGAAGACTTGGGCGAAATCCGTCAAACTGCGAAGGCGCTAGCGCGTCCGTTTGCTCCTGTGCGAAAGGTAGTGCTGGATTCTTTCGAGCTCGCCCGCAAGGGCTTGCGAAATCGAAGACAGCCTATTTCGATCGCCAAGAGTTTAGCGGATGCCCATCTAGAATTCGCTTTCGGGTGGAAACCCTTGGCAAATTCTATTGCTTCCTCTATAGTCTCTCTACAAAATAGAGAGTTTATAGGGTTGTATCACCCCTTTCACGCGAAAGGGGAGACAACCTTTAATGGAAGCAACGTCCAGAGCTACTCCAATATCACGGGTGGTGTCGGTGCAGTCTTTGACTCGCAGCGATCATCCAAGATAACGGTGGTATATCAGGGCGTTTGGGAGGAGAAATGCAAATTGCCTGAGCAATCAGTCAATCGTGCATTAGGTTTGACCCTAATGGACGTTCTCCCGACTATTTGGAATCTTATTCCGTGTAGTTTTCTAGCAGACTATTTTGCCAATATTGGCAAAATTATTGAAGCCTTGAATTCTCCGTGGGCCGACGTAGCTTGGTGTAACCGCACACAGCGTGTAGAATACAATCTACAGGTTAATGTGGGGTTTTACAACAGTACGCCTTCGGCGCTTTACGGTTCAATTCTTCAAACACCCGGTGTCTTCAAAGCCTCTGCGACAACTTTTACACGTTCAAAACAAACTTCCCGGCCGTTACCTGAGTTAGAATTCACTAATCTCAGGGACATAACCAGGAGGCAATGGTTGAACATGGCTGCTCTAACTCTTTCGCAAGGTGCGAAGTTAGCCCTTTCAATTGGGAAAGCAGTTCAAAGGCACCCTAAGCTACCTGAGATGTTCATTGAACAACTCAATCGCCAGGGTGGTTACAGAGATCCATATCCATTTCATCGAGGAAAATGACCATGGCTATTAGCCTTACTTCCCCACTTACGGGAGCCGCTGTCACGGGGTTCGCAACCCCTACCTTCGTCCTTTCAGTCGATACGCCTCCGAATACGTATTCGAAACAGTGGGCTATCACCAATCAAACGGGTGGTACGCCAATCACTGGTGCGGATACAACTTCGGCTGCGTCCAGACCTTGGACGATCACCGCCTATCGGCCAGCGAGTGTTAAAACACTCAATGCTGTTGATAGTACCGGTGTTCTGCGTGTTGTTGGGTTCAACACCTATGGGATACTGACCAGAAAGGGGATGACTCCTCTTGCAGGTCAGGCGTCGAAAACGGCGCAACTCCGTTCGGAGTTTTCAATCCCAGCAGGTGCTGATTCGGCCGACGTACCTAACGTCAAAGCGGCTGTTTCCAGCCATATTGGCGCTTTGTGGCAGCAGAGTGCGGGTATCGGTGATACCCTTGCTTCTGCGGTGCTGTGAGCCCTAAAGGGTTCTTTGGCAAGAAGATGAAGATCAACTTGACAAAACAGCATGTCGGTAAACTAGCCTTCATTATACTGATCGCGATCTTTGGGAAAGATATTGCCCAGAGCGCTATATCGGTACTTGGTGGTTAGTAGAATCTCAACAACATTGTCAGAGGTATTATGGACAAGCGTCCGTACGCTCTTTACAACGAGCTCATTCTCGACTTAGCACCATATCTTAATAGACCTCCAGTTGAGGTCCACGGATATGGCCCACCTTCATTGGTTAAACAGTTTGCAGCCAGACATATGCTGGATGGCTTTATAAAGAAATTTATAGAGCATACAGCCGATGCTGATCTGCGTGCTGCTGATACCTTTATCGCATCAAATAAAAAGTGCGGTAGGTGGGTTTCTCCATATTCACGTACTGATCTTTCAGAAGCAGACATGCTTCTAGTTGGTCAGTTTGGAAAGATCCTAGAGGATTTTCTCCTTGTGGATATGGGAGAGGATGTTGAACTTTCTTGGCCTAACATTTGTGAAAATGCGAGGTCAGGACCGGGTTCAGCAATTGGAGCACTAAATGGTAGCTTTTACGCTAAGCATTTTAGCTCACCTCTCACTGCTTCGTCTCAATCCCTGGTGAATATTTACCAGGCCCACAACCAGCTCTACCCCGAGTTCACGATTGCGGAAAGTATCCGCGCTATGGACTACGGGGCACCTCGGTTAGTGGCGGGCTCGCGCTCTTGCTTCGTACCAAAAACAGCTGATATCTCACGTATGATCTGCATCGAGCCAGGTATCAATATGTACCTTCAACTCGGGCTGGGATCAATAATCGAGAAGCGCCTCCGTAGGTTCTTCAAGATTGACCTATCAGTTCAGCCAACAATAAACCGTTGGTTGGCCAAAATAGGCAGTGAGCGACCAGATGAGGATAGATCATTCGCAACGATCGACCTCTCGTCTGCTTCTGATTCAATCTCGCTTGGTTTGCTGGGTACCTTCTTTCCCGACGATTGGCAAAGCGCCATAGTTGAGTTAAGGTCTCCAGTGACTAGCTTGAGTGATGAAGTTGTCGAGCTAAAGATGGTGTCAACAATGGGGAACGGTTTTACGTTCCCCCTCCAGACTGCCATTTTTAGTTGTATCGTAGCCGCGTGTACGACTCTGGACAATGGTTCTCATCGGGCTGTCTCTTTAGATAGCTTACATGAGGACTTCTCAGTTTTCGGCGATGATATCGCCGTAGCTAGGAAATTTTGTCCCAGAGTCTTACGCTTGTTGTCCATTCTTGGATTCCAAGCAAACGAGGCTAAAACCTTCCAATCAGGGCTGTTCCGTGAGAGTTGTGGACACGATTATTATAGTGGTCACAATGTCCGACCTGTCTATTTGCGAAAGCTAGAGACAGACCAGGATATCGCGGTTTTAATCAATCTCCTTAACGAATGGTCTTCGAGGACCAACATCACAGTTCCCAAAACGATGACACTACTCTGGTCCTTTTTTCGTAAAAGGCCCTTTCTAGTGCCATTCAATGAGAACATGGATGCTGGGGTGAAAGTCCCAGGCTCACTGGTTGGAAGCGACCGTCCAAAAGACGATCGCTCAACCGATCTCAAGCGTGACAGTAACAATTCCATCGTCTATCGACGGTGGGTGTCACGGCCACGCAAGATACGGTTCAGTGAGGGCAAGGTTCACTTGCCAAAAGGAGAACGTCGACTGATTTACAACCCGCCTGGGTTGCTTCAGGCGTATCTCAGAGGTGAGGTACGCAATGGTAGTATTAGCATTCGAGCTAATAAGGCACTACCGTACGACACGAAGCGTGCTGTTAGTCCCTGGTGGGATTACCAGCACATACCCTATGAGGAGCAAGTTTTTGGGCTTGCCCTCAGCAAGGCGCAGTGGAATGCTGCGGTTTCTTTAAACATCGGGCACCTAATAAGTGCTCACTTCATAAACTAGGAGTTTTGATAATGAGTACGAACAAGGTGTCATCTCGAGCCATAGTTGCTGACATATTGATATGTGGCGCGATCAAAGATCAGGTTACCGTGGTTGATTTCCATGGTAGCCCACTCTCGATTGTGCTTCAGACCGATATGTCCGATTTTCTTAAGGATAACCTTAGAAAGTCCTGCAATGCTTACCCGGTCGAACTAGCATCAAAGACGTCTGGTGACATTGTCATTACGTATCCTCGTGCAGTAGTGCATGAGGACGGTAGTGGCGGTATCGTTTCAGGCGTTCTGGTGTTTAGAACGGACGGTTTTAGTGTCTTCTTCGGAACAAAGCGTAAAGCTGAATTCCTTAGGAGTGCTATGGCGTCACTAAAGAACGTAGACGGTATAACTACCTTTCTTAAAATTGGTAGTCAGTATCGTTTAGTACAATAGTGCTGATGTCGAAGGAACGCGTGTGATTACACACGATCCTTTGGGCCTTCAGAATGAAGGTCCAGCCCACTAAAGAAGTATGGGCTGGAGGCGGTTTAAATACCAAGGTCGG